GAACAAACATATCAAGTCAGTGTGCAGCCGAAACCGCTTGATTGGCTCGCAATCGAATTCACACCTCCGGCCCCCGAACCCCGCACCATCCTCACCACGATCATTCAGGAGCGTTCCAATGGCTGAAATTTCGTTTCTCCGGACCCTACAGCGGCTCCTCGGGATCCCGGCTAGGGAAGTGCCCCCCGTTGACGTGACGCGCCTACAGGGCCGCTCAGATTGGACCGGCACGGCAAAGGATCATGCGGCGCAAATGGCCCGTGTCATAGATCCGCATTTCCCCAACGTCCCGGCATGGGTCGAAGCGGCCGGCACGTCTATCGAGACCGACGACGGCGGGGCCGATTTGGTGGCACCGTGGGATCGGGTAATCCGGCCGCGTGGATATCCGCCCGCCAGTCACAAGCCCGATCCGTGGCCGGCGACCGATGATCCCTACGCCAAGCCCGAACCGTGCGAGATTGTCCCGGATCCGGCATTGGGCACCATTTCTGGATATACCGAACGCACAAACGAAAACACGCGCCGACTGGCGGAACGTGGATTATCGGGCCGCCCCTTCGATAGTGTAAAATCCGTGACAGACCTTTTGCATTTAATTGAGCGGCAAGAGGCGGCGGAATTACATCTTAGGAATATCGGCATGGTTTGGGAGCGCGGTCGCGGCTGGTATCTCCCCTGAGAAATTCCCTATACGTATATAGCTAAAAAGTGGTCCCCTTTTGGGGGCCACGCTTCGGCGAAAGGGCCCCCCATGTCAAATAAAAGGACTATTCCTGAAATTGCGCAACGCCTACGAGAAATATCTGCGGAGCAAGGGTTATTTGAGCTGAAAGAACTAGCCAACGAATTAGCACGCCGCCCGGCAAATACACGCGCCCCGAAATTTTCGGCAAAGATGACAAATGCGATAGGCAACCGCGTGCGCGCCTATCACATAAATAACCCCAATGACACACAGGCAGAAATCGCTCGCCATTTTAACGTCAACCCGGGCCGCGTCAGTGAGGCGCTGGCTGGTAAATGGAGTGACCAGTCATGAAACCCACAACGTGCGCCCGCCTACGCCAGGGTGACGAATGGTATTGCTCGATTTGTCACACGCGATGGGGGCACGGCGAAATTGCGCCACCGTGCGCCCCGATAGAAATACCTGCCGAAATTAATTCCCCGAAAATTGGAAAAACCCGCTTCCGCAATCGGCAAAAGCGCGCTAAAAGATTTCAGGGCTACCGCTGAACGGCCCGACACCAAACCCTAGAGGAATTCGAAAATGGCCAAATACAAGCATTACAACCTGCGCGAGACCTGCCCGAACCCGGCCGGCGGCGCATATCGCGACGTGACCCCCGAGCAAATGGACCGCAACGTCGATGTTGTGATGGAGGAAACCCGAAACGCTTTCGAGCGAAAGATTATTCCGCTCTTGCTCGAAATCCACATGGGCGATGTGCACAAGGTCGCAGCGTGCATCGCCACCTTGGCGGCGACTGCCCTACATGATTTCATGGAGGCCAACACCGCAGACGGCCAGCGCAAAAACCTACGCATTTATGACGAGATGAGCGCGTGCCTCACGGGGGCGTGCAGCAACCAGCAGGAAATGGCCCTGGCGGTTGCTCTCGGGCTCGACCCCGAAATGATCGCCAAGGGTGAAGTAAAGATTTTCACGATCTAATCGCCGTCCCACTGAAACGACGGTTTGCGCCGCTTGGGTTTTACCCGGGCGGCGTTATTTTTTGTCAATTCCGCATATAGCTTTTCTGACAGGAGCGTGCTGCCAATCAGGCACCCTTCGGCCGTGCCGTGCACCGCGTCGAGGCCACCACGTGGGCCCGGGGGCACCCATTCAGCGAGGCGCGGCCATCGCTTCACGGCCATGTGGTAGGCCCCGGTTTTCGACACAGGCACCGAGAGGCGGGATTTCCACCATACCGGCGAGCAATACAGCACCCGTGCACCATGGCAGAGCGCCGCCGCCTCCGCGCGCCCGAATGACCGGCCATATTCGAACTGCCCCGCATCGCCCGGCGCGGCCTGTGCACGCTCGAAAAGAATTTCCGTGACATTAAATCGTGACAGATCGAATAAAAAATCCTGGGGCCGCTCGAAATTAAATGGCGCGGCAAATGCCAATTCTTCGCGGTCCAAATTAAAAATGCCGTAGCCGCCGGTTTTTCCGGGATCGAACCCGCAAACAAATGTTGACGCCATTTCGCACCTGTGCTTTTCTGCTTTCGCAGACTTATCACACCCCCGGAGAATTCCAATGGCCGAAAAGCAGGACAACCGCCCGGATTGCGTCGTGACCGGGAATTACAATGGGCAGTTTCGTTCTGTCCTGTTGCGTGGCACCAAGAGTAAGAACGAGGCGCGCGGCTACGGCGAGCGCAAGGGCTGGACTTTCGTGCGTGTCATTCAGGCTGTCGCGCTCGCCGCTGGCATTTTCGCGGGTGTCGTGGCCGACCGTGCCCAGGCGGCGGAAATCACCGACGCGCAAGCGGCCATTATCGGCCGGATCGCCGTCGATGCGGTCGCCGTCCAGAAATGCGGATTTCCGCAGCCCTCCGATATGTTCGCGGGCATGGAAAAGTCGGGGCTGACAATTCAATCCCTGACATATTCGGACGGGGCCTTTAATCCTGTCATGGTGCGAGTGCTCGACGCCGTGTGGGCGAGCTACAAAGACCATCCGGCCGAATTTTGTGTCAGTGTTGCTTCCACCCGCGCACGTTAGGAGAAACGCATGCTAAACAAAATGCCTATCATACCTGGCCCTCTCGCAGAACATATAGCCTTGCGCCGGGTCGTCGGCTCGAAAGAGGCGGCGGCATACTGCAATTTGTCAATTAGCCATTGGCGAGTGCTAGTTCGTGAAGGGTTAGCCCCGCCTCCGGTTTTACTCAGCAAAAGAAAATTCGGATGGCGAATTAGCACTCTTGTTGGGTTCGTTGACCCGCTGGGCAGAATAAAAGACACCCATTCACATTCCAGTCGCCTACCCAGCTTCGCGGCTGGCAGATAGCGCGGCGCGTGCTATATCGGCACGGGGCCCAAACCCACCTGAAACCTTCGAAGGAATGAGATCATGGCAAAAGCGCCGAAGAACGCCCAGACCCCGCCGGCCCAGGATTGGGACGAGCCCGACGCCGACGCGGGCGAAGGCTTCACCCAGGCCCGGGACCCGGAGGGCGATGCGGCCCAGGACGAATTGGAGGAAGACGAGGCCGCCCGTCGCGCCGAGTTGACCAACATGCAGACCACCCGGGAGCGCGAGGAAGGCCGCGACGCCGTATCGGGCACTCTCAACCCGGGCGTGACCCAGGCGCAGTCCGACGCGCACACCCAGCCCGGCGACCGGGGCTCCGACATGGCGGGCAACGCCCCCAAGCCGGATCCGATGAAGGCCCTGGACCCCGCGTTGGTGCGCGAGATCCACGACAAGCTGGTGCAGGCGGACAAGCAGGACGTGGCGAATTTCCGCGCGCCCCGCGATGCCACCGAAGAGAAGACCGAGCAACAGCGCGTGGCGCACGAGCGTTCGGCCGGCTGGCGCAGCCTCAAGGATCTGGGTGTGCACGCGATCACGCTCAAGGCCCTGGTGAAGGCCGGCAAGGTCGAGGAAGGTTCTGCCCCCGGGATGCAGCACCACGGCGATACCGGGATGCGTTACCGGATCGTCCGCGACCGGGGCTAAGGCCCCAAATTCGGCCGCTGGTAGGGATCGGGGCGCTTCGGCGCCCCTTTCCACCTCAAGACCCACGGGCGCTGCTACGCCCCTTCCCTGCTAATCTGTGAGGCTACCATGCTTGTCCTGTTGGCTGGCACCTTCCTGGGTGCCGGTATCGGGGGCCTTGTGTTCGGCTTGCCCGGTGCCGTTTTCGGTGCCACGAATGGCGCCATGATCGCAGCAATCATCTTGCTCAACCGGGAGTAATTGTCATGTCACGAGTGCAAATGGAACAAGACGGCAAAGTCATGATGATTTCGTCGGTTGCGGTAAATCATGTCGAAAAAGGTCATCTTGGGGACACGTCGATGGGAGTAACGACGTTTCTCTGTGACAAATGCGATCGAACGCATATTGTGTTTCAATGTGACGCCATGGATGAACAATTCAACATGGCGTTAGACCCCCGGGATGCAGAGAAGTTAGCAAACATGCTGACGAACCCCCGGCTAGAAACCAAGGCGTAATGTCAAACTTCATCCCAGATGAGCACCAATTACGGGCCGTGCGGGAATTCTCGCGCGGCTCTTACATGCTTGTCTGGGATCCAGGCGTCGGAAAGACTTGGCCTGTAATCGAGGCCGCCCGGCGCACCGGGGGCAGCACCCTCGCCATTGTTCCGGCTCACCTTCGCGACCAGTGGTGGAACGCGGCGCACGACAACGATCCATGGGGCGAACAGCTCACCCCCTACGTTCTGGGCGAAGATGGGCTGGACACGGCTATTCCGAAACAGGTTTTCCGAAATTACAATTTCATAATTGCCAGCTATGAATTCGTGTCACACGAACCCCGCTGGCGGCAATTACGGGGAATGAAATGGGAAAACATCGCCATAGACGAGTGCCACTATCTTATCCGGCAATCCAGCACCCGCACCCAAGCGATCCTTGGAAAGACCCCGAATTCGAAAGGGGCTTTAGTGCGTGCCTCGAAAGCGCAATGGTATCTCTCGGGAACCCCCTTTACCTTTCCAAACGAAATTTACCCAATCCTGTCACGGTCATTCCCCGAAGCGACCCGCCGGAAGTCGGATGCGAGAATTCCCGGCTACATGACGGAAAGGGAGTGGGAAAATGAATTTTGTGTGGTCGAAACCACGCGTTTCGGAACGAAAATCGTTGACGCTCAGAACGTGCCCGAGTTGCGCACCCGCCTTGCGCCATTCCTCGATAAGGTACGGCTCTCCGAAGTGCATCCTGGTGGCAATGTTACGGACACGATACCATTGCGAGGCGACTTGCGAAAATTGCTCGCTGGTTTGGAGCCTGGGACGCTTGCTCTCTACGAGACCCTAGAAAATGTCATGCGGGACGACGAAATACCCGACGACGAAAAATTAAAATGGCTCGACAGCCATTCCGGGCTGGACATGGCGCAGCTCCGGCATAATATCGCAGTGGCGAAAGTTGTGCCCACTGCTGAAATGGTGCAATTCGAGCTTGCGAGCTACCCCGGAAAAATCGTCGTGTACGGTTGGCACCGTGAGCCCATGGCAGCACTCGCCAAGCGGCTCAAGGCCCCGCTGATTTACGGCGGCATTACACAGAAGGCGAAAGATGCGGCGAAGGATCGTTTTCTTAACGACCCTAGTTGCCGAGTGCTTTGCGGGCAAATTGGTGCCATCGGAACGGGCACTGATGGTCTGCAACACGCGGCGCGGCGTGGTATATTTATGGAAGCTTCGTGGGCCTATCGGCACAATAAGCAAGCCATTCACCGGCTGTTTCGTCGCGGACAACGACAGGACACCTACCATTCTTTCCTAAGCCTTCACGGTTCCGTTGACGAGCGCGTAGCCCGCGTGCTCAAACGAAATGCGGAAATTATCTCACGGGCCCTTGACTGAGAGGCGAAAATGGCAAAAACAAATGTGCAACTGAATTTTGTGTTCCCCACAAGTTCGGTCCATCGGATCGGCGACATGGCCGCGGAAATCCGCTCGGTGCTGTTCAAGCACAAAGCCACGGATTACCACGTGCAATATTCCGGCCCGCAATCATTGACTGATGACGAGGCAAAGCAAAATGGCACAGGATCAGAGCGCGACCGCAGCGTGGGACGAGCCGGAGACCGAGACGAGGCCGACGCCCGCGCCCGCGAAGACCACGAAGACGCTACCGCCGACGAAGCCGGAGACGCCCCCGCAGAGCCCGCCAAGCGCGGACGCGGCCGACCCCGCAAGTCAGACGGAGCAGCCGAAGCGCCGCGGGCGCCCGCCGGCCGACCCGACGAAGGCCAGCGCGCCGAAGGCACCCGCGGTCGAGAAGGAAATCGGCGCGATGAGCGTGTCGGAGCTGACGAAGGAGCTGGCCAAGGCCGCGGCGAAGGCGAAGGCCGGACACGAGGCGCTGGCGCGGATCGAGGCGCTGAACGCCGCGATCCAGAACAAGCTCGGGTAAAGCCCGCGGCCGACGAATGGGATGAGCCGGAAGCCCCGGCCGCCCCGAAGGCCAAGGGCAAGGCCTTGTCCCGCGAAGAGCTAGAGGAACATTACGCTCGCGAGCCGGATGACGAGGAATGGCCCGACAAGCTGATGCCCGAGGGCGAGCTTGACAAGGCAATGATGGGGGAAATCCTGTCACAGCATTTCGAGCAATCCGGCGACCGTGCCAAAACTCTGGCAATGCTCAAGGATGTAACGGGTGAGGGCGCACTGGCAAATGTGCACTCCGACGATTACGACAAGGCGGCACGCGCCTTGCTCAAGGATGCCGCCCGCATCAAGTACGGTGTGAAGCGGTAACAGGCCCGGTTCGGGTCGAGGGGTCGGCATTTTGCCGGCCCTTTTTCGTTCGGAGAAATGCAAAATGTCAAAGCATGACGGGCTGCCGGTATCCGGCTATAATCCGCAGAGCCCCGAAAATGTGGCCCGCGTGAACGTCAATAAGGAATTGGAGGAACGTAGCCTGCGGGCCGTCGAGGCGTGCCGAGATAACGGCGCAGACCCCCGCATGATCGCCCTGGCAATTACCCAGATCCAACAGGGCTTCATGTGGGCCAACCGGGCTGTGTTCCAGCCCTCCCGTGTCAAACTTCCGGAGGATAAGTAAATGGACCAGAATTTCGGAGACGAGTTTTTCGGCGACGGCTTTGCCCGTTATCGCTCGCACAAAGTGGTCGAGGCCGCTGCCATTCATGCGGCCGAATTCCAGGCGGACGGGTCGGGCAAGGTCGTGCTACTGGATGGGACCGTTGTCGAGGTGCCGCCCGGGTTCAAGCGGCCCAATACCGAGCCCCGCATGAACGTGGACGGCGGCGACGTGCTGGTGCGGTACGATGACGGCTATTTGTCGTGGTCGCCCCGTGACAAGTTCTGCGAAAACTACACGCGGGAAATCTAAAAATGGCAGACCATGGGGCGCGCGATCATGCCGAATATGCGCCATCGGCCGCTTATCGCTGGATGCGCTGTCACGGCAGCATTCGCCTGTCCCGTGGTCTCAAGGGCACGACCTCAATTTATGCCCTGGAAGGTACGCAGTGCCACGAGGCCAGTGATAAAATCCTGACAGGAAAAGCCACGTTCGCCGAAGCGTGCCGGGATTTGTCCGACGAGCAAAAGCTTATAGTCGAAGAATACACCGAATTTTGTGAAGGGCTTTTGGAGGACCATGCCGGCGACGATTGGGTGGCATTCACCGAAGCCCGAATGCACGCTCCCGGTATCAGCTCCAAATTCTTCGGCACCGGAGATTTTGCCATCGTCAATTACACCCGCGGGGAATTGCGGTTCGTTGACCTGAAAGCCGGGGCGGTGCCGGTGTATATCCGAGATCGGCAGGGCCGGATAAACCCGCAGCTCGGATCCTATCTCTTGCTGATGCTGGCACGGCTCGGTGCTCCGGTGGCGCCCTGGCACTTCGATCCGCGTGCCGTGGGCATTCGCCGGCTGAAAATGACCATTGTGCAGCCCAAGGTCTATGACCGCCCGCAGAGCACCGTGGTCGAGATCGAGGAACTAGAGGAATTCCTGCAAGAGCTGTGCGAGGCCATTGACCAGATCGAGGCCGGCGACGCCACGTTGGTCGCGGGTGAATGGTGCAAATTCTGCCCGGTCAAGGGCACGTGCCCGGAGTTGCGCCGGGAGGCCCTACGCAAGGCGCAGATGGATTTCGCACCGGAGAGTGCTTTCCCTTTTCAGGAATGGGCCGCAATTCTCGCCGAGGCTGAATTGATTGCGGCCCACGTCCAGGGGATCCGTTCGAAGATCCGCGCGGCTCTTGAGCAAGGGCATGACGTGCCCGGGTTTAAGCTCGTGTCGAAGCGGGAACGGCAAGTGTGGCTCGATTGGACTGCCACAGAGCTAGCCATGCTCGATGAAGGTTTGACAGAGCGCGAGCTGTATAAATCCGCACCTCTGTCACCGGCTGCCATGAAGAAATTGGCAAAAGTCAAAAAGATCAAAATGGATTGGGTCACTTTAATTGGCAAAGTGCCAGGTGGCCTGACAATTGTGCCAGAAAATGACCCGAGGCCCGGAATGAAAATAGAACCGGGTGCAGATTTCGCGGTTGACGATGACGAAGGCCAAGACTAGATTAGGGAATGCCCGCTGCTACGGGCTCACACCGCGAGAAAATCATGGCTACGGATTGGTCCGAAGACGCGAAAGCACGCCGCTCCGCGTCGGCGAAAAAGGCGGCTGCAACCCGCGCGGCTAATGCTGCGAAGAAATCCCGCGAAATGGCGGGCAAACTCGATAATTTCGCTGATCGGCTCGACGCGCATATCGCGTCACAGCCATACCCCTACACCCAGAATTCGCGCGTGGCACGTTGGGCACTGTCCGGTGTCGCTGCCGGCGCGATGATGCTCACCACCCCGAAAATCCTGAGAGGCTAAAATGGCAAAGACCCCCGAACGTCTGGCAATCAAGGTTCTGCTGCCCCCGTGCCGCATGTCATTCCCGTGGCTGTTCAAGCCACAGGATACGGACGGCGGCCCCCGGTATCAGCTCAATATGCTGTTCCCGCCGAAAACGGATTTCAAGAAATTCGAGGACGCCCTCTATGACTGTATGGAGGACCTTTTCGGAAAGGATGCGAAGAAATGGCCGCGCGGTCGGAATGACCGTGGCCCGGATGAGGTAATCCGCGACGCGACCGAAAAGGATTACGAGGGCTATAAGGAAGGCTGGAAATTCGTAAAGGCTGCCAGCAAGGATCCGGTCGGCATCGTGGACGCACGTCGCGATCCTGTCACCAATGAGCGCGAGGTTTATGGCGGCCGCTGGTGCCGTGCCTCCGTTACCGTCGTGGCCTATGACAATAAGTCGAAGGGCGTCGGCGTATATCTGAATTCAATTCAGTTGCTCGATCATGACGAGCAATTCGGCGGCCGGGGACCAGCGAAGAATGATTTCGAGGATTGGGAAGGCGACCCGCTCTCTGACGATGACCGCGGCACGGGCGCGGGAACGTCTGTCAGCACTTCGCGCGGCTCGCGCGACGACGGCGACGATGACCGCGACCGGGGACGTGGCCGGGATCGTGACGAGCGGGGGCGTTCATCCTCGCGAGACGATGACCGAGACGCCCGACCGTCGCGTGGCGATGATCGCCGCAGCTCGCGCGATGCCGAGCCCGAGGAACGCGACACGCGGGATCGTGACAGAGACGAGCCCCGGGGGCGGGATCGGGACGATGATCGTGGCGAGCGGCGGGCCCGTGAACCCGAGGCAGATCGCGGATCGCGTCGTGGTGACGATGAGGTGCGAGGATCCCGAGACAGGGATGATCGCGACCGGGACGCTGGACGCGGACGGGGGCGTGACCGTGACGAGGACGAACGCCCCAGCGGTCGGGGACGCGCCCGAGACGAAGAGTGGTCGTAGCTGAAATCTAACAGGTGCCCAATGATCGAGGAATGGCGCCCGGTCATTGGGCATGAAGGTAAATACGAAATTTCAAATTGGGGGCGGGTCCGCTCACTCAGCCGATGGGTGCCGCGTATCCGCCCCGATCGTTCTGACACTCGGATGTGGTGTCGTGGAAAAGTATTAGCACCGCGCTTCTGTTCATCAGGACATGCGGGAGTGCAATTAACTTTAGGTGAATACGCACAAATACACCGGCTGGTGTTAGAAGCATTCGTTGGCCCTTGCCCACCAGGGAAAGAATGTTTGCACGATGACGGGGATGAAGCAAATAATCAGCTCGGCAATTTAAGTTGGGGCACTCGCCAGAAAAATTTGCTCGACCGAAAAAGGCATACGCCCTCTAATAATGGCTTACATTACGAAGAAGTTGTTCAGATTAAATTGTTACTAGCTGCTGGCAGTTTGACCGGCAGAGCTATTGCTCGAAAATTCGCAGTATCTCCGTCTCTGGTAAGTGCAATTCGTGTTGGGAAAAAGCACGCTGATGTTACCGTTGACCTGTGATTTTGAGCTGAGGTCGCCTCTCGATATTCGGGACTGTGGCGTGTATCGCTACGTTGAAGACCCCAGAACAACGGTGCTGTGGTTCGCAGCTAAGCAAGGAGATCGTCAGGGATACTGGCGCCCCGAAGACGTACCTCAATGGGTGCTCGACGCACTAGCCGATGACCGAGTTGAATTGAGGGCACATAACGCGACTGTCGAACGGCTGGTAATTCGCGAAATCATGGGTCCACGCTACGGCTGGCCGGTGCCCAAGGGGCGGCGGTGGCATTGCTCGGCAGCTAGAGCACGCCGATTAGCTCTTCCTGGCGCACTGGATAAATTAGGCACTGCCCTTGGCCTAGAAAGTGAGCTTACAAAAGATAAGAACGGCAAGAATTTAATTCGACGGTTATCCAAGCCGATAAAGCGGACTGAGACGGGTTTTGTGTATGACGACGACCCGGCAAAGATGGAAGCTTTCGGCCAATACTGTTTGCAAGATGTGATCGCGGAGTGCGCCGCTGACGAGGCGACTTTGCCAATGCCTCCTAAAGAAGAGGATTATTACCGTCTCACTGAGCGAATAAATGATTTAGGAGTTAGAGTAGACGTGCCGCTAATTCGCCGGCTGGTATGGCGTGCCAATGAGGCGGTCGAGGAATTGAATGGCCGGTTGCGCGAGATCACCCGGGGCGAGGTGCAAGCCCTGACACAGGTGGCACAGCTCAAGGCGTGGGTGCACCGCGAGACCGGGATCGAGCTGCTTACCCTGCGCAAGGAAGACATGGACGGGCTGGTCAAAGAGGGCGACGACAAATCCCTGCCCGGCTACGTGATCGAAGCTCTGAAAATTCGCCAAGAGGGAGCAAAATCCAGTGTCAGTAAGCTGCTTTCCATTCTCAATCGTGTTTCTCGCGACGGACGGGTCCATGGCGCCTTTGTCTATCATGGTGCCTCTACCGGCCGATACACATCTATGGGGGTTCAGCTCCAAAATTTGGTTCGAGATGTGCTTAAAGATTTCGATACCGATATTAAAAAGCTGGAAAATTTCACACTCACTCAAATCAGCCGAACAATACGGGGGTGCTTCATACCCAGAGTGGGCTACGTTTTCGTAGACGCGGATTATTCGGCGGTCGAGGCCCGCGGGGTCGCGTGGCTATTCGACTGCAAAAAGCTGGTGCGCATTTTTGCCAATGACGGAGATCCCTATGTTGAGATTGCGTGTGTTATTTTCGAGCGCAAGGTCACGAAAGCGGACGAAAACGAGCGTTGGACCGGAAAGCAAACTATTCTGGGATGCGGGTACGGTATGGGTCCAAATAAATTCGCCGCCCAATGCGAGAAGTTTGGAAAGCCCGTGGCGATGGAACTGGCAGAAAAATCGGTGGGATCATACCGTTCGGACTACCCCGAAATTCCGCAGGGATGGCGTGATATGGAGCACGCCGCTGTCCAAGCTGTGCTGCACTCGGGGCAGACCTTCGAAATTCCAAACGGGAAAATCGCGTTTCGCGTACATCGCGGATACCTGCAAATGGCATTACCAAGCGGGCGTCGGCTTTTCTATAAGGACCCGTTTATCCGGTACGAAGATAAATTTAACACCGGCCGCAAAAAGCCGGTGCTGTGGTTCTGGGGCATAAACCCGAAGACGAAGCAATGGCACCCGGAAAAGACCTGGGGCGGCACGCTGACGGAAAACGCCGTGCAAGCCTTCTGCCGGGACCTGCTATTCCGCGGCATGGAGCGGATAGAGAACGATGATATTCCGCTGGTGCTGTCCGTGCATGACCAGATCGTCGCGGAGGTGCCAGAGGTGGACGGGGAGTGGGCGGTGCGCCGGGTTCGGCACCACCTTGAGGATTTGCCCCCATGGGCGGCAGGTTTCCCGATTAAAGCAGAGCCCAAGGTCACAAAGAGGTTTGGAAAATGAGCACTCCCGAAAACGAATATTACGAGCGCGAAAAAGCTTATAAATTTTTGGGCGAAGTCTACCAAGAACTTGTACGCGCCCGCACAAAATTCCCTGACAGTCGGTGCTGCACTGTGGCACTTATGGAGGAAGTCGGGGAATTGGCTCAAGCCATGCTGAAAGTCGCGGCTGGGAAATGGCCGGAAAACCGCATCCGCGAGGAAGCTGTGCAAGTCGCCGTCATGGCGATGCGTGTAGCCCTTGAGGGCGACAGTTCAATTTCGCTCTATAGCGAAGATGTAAAGGAAAACATGTAATGAGCGCGCTGGATAGACAGGAAGGCGGCAGCCATTACAAAGGTTATGCCATTCAGCCGGTGGAGTTTATTCACCAGAACGATTTGGGATTTCTCGAAGGGTGCGTGATTAAACGCCTGTGCCGCTGGCAAATGAAAGACGGCATCAAGGATCTGCGCAAGGCCATTCACGAAATCGAGCTGCTGATCGAGCAAACCGAAGCTGCCGAGAAGCGGGCACGCGCCGAAGAAAAGTCACCGCAACAGCGAATGTTTGAACGGGACATGGAAAAGCAGGCAATACCGCCCCGGCCGATGATCGGCGACAAGCCCTTGCCCAAGCCGCAGCACCCCCGGCGCGAGTGCACCTGTCTGGAACCAGGACCTGCCCACTGTCACTGCCCGCCGGAGCGGCCCCTGGACGCACAGAACCGGGCACCAGCAGCCGATAGCAAGCTGCACCCTGTCTGTGTGCCCGAAGGTGAGGGTTGGCCTGTAGGGTGCCGCAATGGCACGCGCGTCCTGTGCTGGCGGGCGCGCACCCCGGGATCGGCCGGCTGGCTGTCCTACGGGTGGGTGGAAGTCGGGTTCATGTGGGATGACCAGCTTGTGCCGTACCCGGCCGCCGGCTAGTATCGGCACCCTCTAAACGAGGTGGGGGCCGGTCCTGCTAGACCGACCCCCGTTTCTCTAACCGCGGCACAGAGTATCGTCTAAGACCGGCCGGTGTGCGAATTAAGCAACTTCCGTCCGGAACCCTCAGATCGACAGGGAAAGAGTAATGCCAGCCCCTAAAATGTCAACGCCGAATTTCGGGCAAGCTGTCAAAAAATTCGCGGACGCTGGGATTTCTCCCCAATTCCTAATTCCTGTCACCCCGCCAGGATGCGCCATCGCCCGCACCGCTACCCTTGAGGACAAGGTGCGCGGCAAAGCCCCGGGCCGCTACGTCGGAAATGGCGAATGGGCCGGGCTCGGGCTGGATATTCTCACCCGCGGCGTGACACGCGCGGAAGCTGCCAAATTCGCCGAATGGCCCACGGGGAACGTCGGCATCATGGGCCGGGCGTATCCGGGCATCGACAGCGACGCCGAGAGCGCCGAAATGGCCGACGTGGTGCACGCTTCGATCCGCGAGGCGTTCGGCACGTTCAAGCCGGCCATACGGCTCCGGGGGAATAACCACCGTGTAGTTTATGCGTTTAAGGCCCGGGACTGGAAAAACGACCCGATCACAACCCGCCGGATCCGCGCCGAGCTGAAAGGCGTGCAAAGCGGCCTCGATATCCAGGGCGAGGGCACACAATACCTGATCGACGGCACACACCCGAGCGGCGACGCCTATGGGTGGCAGGAAGGCGACGCGCTCACTGCCAATGGCGTGGTGCAGGAATTGGCAGAATTTCCCATCGACAATGCCGATATCGACAAATTTCTCGATTGCTTCGAACGGAATTTGAAAAAGGCCGGCGGCAAGCTTATTTCCCGCCGGGGCAATGACGTACAAGGGGCCGAATATGACCCAGAGCAGAATGATCCCGCTTTCACTACAGCAAATATTTTTCTTGGGCTTAATCGGCTCCCTAATACTGCTGACAATTTCCGCGAGCGTGATGACCTTATTTCAGCTCTTTCAGCCGTCCGGGCCGCGGCTGGTCGAGATGGAGCAAGCCAGGATTTCGAGGATCGTGTCAGGGATTGGGCAGTCGGCACCAGCGACGGATATTGCACAGACGAGTATTTTGATAAGATCTGGAAAAGCCTACGCCGGGTGCGCGTTTCCCGTGACGCACTCGACGGGTTATTCCGTCGCAACAAAATCTTCCTCAACGCCCCTGGACATTTTGACGATAGGGGAGCCGAGCTGTCCAAAGAGATAAAGGAACACAAGGGCGAAGCGAAAACCGCCCGCGCCGACGTTATGACACAGTTTGCCAAGCGGTATGTCATCGGCGACGTGAATTCCCGGGACGAAAAGAGCGCCCCCGATATGCGCTCGATTTGGGATCCGGCCGTGGGCTGGAACGCGATTGATTGGTGGAACGGGGACACGGCCCAACCCGATATCGACTTGGTGCAAGAGCTGAATGCGGAATACGGTGTCAAAAAGCCGGGGTTCTGGAAGTTTGCGCGTGCTCTCAAGGCGAAATGGCCGGATAGCTTTTTCATCGGCGAGACGCGCAACCCGAATTACGATTACGGCGATATCGTCCCTGAGTATAATTCCGACACCGAGCGCACGTCCAACCTGCTGAATATGCGGGCGCAGTCGGCTGTCATTCGCGCTGCGGGCAAAGCGGACAAAAACCCGGCGCAATCCGCGCGGGATGTGAAGTCATTTCTGGAATTTGGCAAATTCCTGTTCGGGCGGATGTGGGAATATGAGCTGCTGACGCTGGCATATATGGCACAGACCAAAAAGCGGCCGGGGCATATGCTATTTCTGGTCGGTGACGGCGGCGTCGGTAAATCGACGTTCACCCAATTTATTTCCAAGATCTTCAATGGGTCCGAGACGGCTGGCGCGGTAGACGGTGCCAAGCTCACAACCGAGGGCTCGGCACGGTTCGCGTTCGCCAAGGTCGAGGGTTGCCGGATTATCTCGATCCGCGAGCTTCCCAAGGGCGGCCGGCGCAATGCCGCGATGCTGCAACAGGTCACATCCACGATTAAGCAGATGGTGGACGCCGGGCCGGAAGGCGATTTCTTCACGATTGAGGACAAGCAGGAGAAGGCGCGGCAGGTGCGCAATTTCGCGTACATCGTCGCATCGTCCAATCACACCGACGCCGTGGAAATCGAGGAAGGCGACCGGCGCATCTTCATGGTGCACTCCGGTATTAATTTAAATAACAAGCCCGATGAGGAATATTACGAAAATCTCATTGGCATAATAAACGACGTTGACCGGCTCGCTGCGCTGTTCCGCTATTTCCTGACGGTCGATATCGGCGACTATAGCGTCAATACCCCGCCGCCGGTCTCGTCTGCCAAGGCCGAGCAACAGGTCATGCGCACGACCAACGATATCGAACGCCACATGCGCGCGGCCATCGCGCTATTTGAGGCCAGCGGTCGGCAGGCATTCGACGCGGTGGAATTGGCCGAAGTGATGCGGGATATGTCACAGGTCGAGGCGGACAACCTGGGCAACGGTGACAAAACCGTCGATTATCCAGCCATGCTAAAGGCGCCGACCATTCACGAGCGCGGGAAATTCGGCCGCGGAATTCAGCGCATTTCGAAATTCTGTGTTATGCTGGATCCGTCGCGCACCACCAAGACCCGGGACGCTGCCGCTTATGTGATGCGCGGTGAGCCTGATCTGGTGACACGGCTTAATGAAATAGACCGCACCGACCGGCTCGATTTTCTCGATAACGAATATGACCGCGGTGTCAGCGATGACCACCCGTGGGCCCAATTCCGGGTAGGGGGCAAATAGCCCCCTACTGTCACATCCCGTAGGGCCGGCGACGGCGCCGCTCGCCCTGGCTGTCGAGCTGCCCCGCAAGGAAGCCCTGGCCGGTGTATCGAGCGGTGCGCCCCGTCTGGCGGGCGGCTGACACCCCAAGGCCGCGCTCGGGCACGGTTCGGCCGGTCAGCATCTCGATAGCCGCCGGGCGATCCGTCTCAAAACGCCCCAGGCGGCCCCTGACGGCCGTTGCGGCGTCCGGAATGCCATCTTGGGCACCCATCTGGTAAAGCCGCCCCAGGCCCCGCAATCCGCCCGCGGCGAGCTGCCCGGCACCCGGGATCCGGCCCAGGATCGTCAGGCCGTTCCGCCCGGCGAAGTCCAAGAGCTTTTCGTAGGGCGCCGCGTTCGCCTTGATCGTGTTCCCGATCTGCCCGGCCGTGGTCGAGGTGCGGGCCGTCGAGGCACCCCGGGATGACGTGCCCGCGCTGTTCCCGAAATTGGCGGTCTCGCCGATATTCTGGATCCGGTCCAAGAATTCCTGCCGTGCCGGGTTGAGCCGTTCAATTGACATATTCCCACCACCGGGCACGCTCGCCTCCTGTTGGCGCATATTCCCGAGCCGTGACATTTTCGGAGCCGAGAATTCCCGGGCGCCCGTGACCGCGTTCGTGCCCGGTGCCAATTTCTCCATCAGCGCGGCCATAAATGACCGTTCGTTGCCCTCCTGGCGCAATCCGCGCCGCGCGGCCAGCGAGGCTTCATAGGACAATGGCTGTCCGCCGGGTCCCAGTATCGGATCGACGGCCCCGCCCAGAATTTCGTCAATATTCCCGAGCTGCCGGCCGGTGTAGCCCCGGGCATTTGCCACGCTGGGCAGCGCCGGGGTCGAGCCGGCACGCGCCGGGGCAAGGCTTTCGGACACGCTCTGTCGCACGCTCTGCAACCGCTCGGGCAGGGCCATGAAATCGTTGCGCGGGCCCATACCGGCACCGGCCGCCGGGACCGGGGCATATTCGCCGACCGCGCGCACTTCGCCCTGGATCTCTCGAGCGGCCGCCCGGGTCTGCGCCGTGGTGCCCACCGCCCGCGGGTCCTGATCGCGCCGAAGCTGCTGCATGAAGGGCGTGACATTTACCGGCTCTTGGGCGGCCGCGGTCGGCCCGGCCAGCCCGAAGCGCCCGAGATTGTCGCCGGCCATCGCCGACGCCTGCCGGTGCGCCGCATCACCGGCCAGATCGTCGGCCCCCTCCCGGGTGAATGCGCGTGTCAGAGCCGCGTTGTTGCCCTGCATCCGCTCCGCGAGCGCACCCCCGGCCATGTCGCCAAGCGGCTGCCGTGCCGCGGCTAGCCCTGTGTCACCGGCGGCATTGGTGCTCACCTCCTGATACCCGGGCGCCACGAAATCCGGGCTTTCCTCGAACCGGGTGCGAGCTCGCAGGTTATTGGCCGCCGCGCGCGGGTCGTCGGCGATACCCTGGATGATCGAATTTCCGAGCGCGTCGCGCATTTCGGTCGAGCCGGTGCGCACCGAGCCAAAGCCCGGGACGTGGCCCCCGAATGCACGCGCGGCCGAAATGCCCGTGCCGGTCAACAGCCCGGCGGCGAGCGGTGCCACAAGCCGGCCCCCAGGCACGTTGTCGGCGATTTTCGCGATATCAGGGTTGGCGTCGATTGCGGCACCCGCACCTCCGGCCGCGCCCCCGGCTGCCGCCTGGACACCGGGTTCCGCCGACAGAAATGCCCCCACACCGCCGCGGACCAGCCGACCCAGGCCAGCGGGCCCGAGCGCCCCGGTGACGCCCTGGCGCACGCCTGACACAATGCCTTCGGCCCCCGGATCCGGCTTGGGCAGCCCGGTCGCGTCGAGCCCCTGGTCGATAGCGTCGGACATGCCTTCCGAGGTCGGAAAATACCCCTTGCCCTTGCCATAGTAAAAATCGGCATTGGGCTCTGCCACCGCGCCGGTTTTTGACAGGAGCTTGTGCGCGCCATAGCCGACGTTCACGGCCGCATCCACCGGGAGCGTCCCGAGCCCCGTGACACCCTTGGCGAGGCCGCCGATCTGGTCGCGCGCCGCAAGCCCCATCTGCCGGGCGTAGGCAGCCCCGTAGGCACCGATCTGCGACGGCTCCGCGGGGCTACCGGCCATGGCGCGCAATTCGTCGTCGGACAACCCGGCAAGTGGGCTGTCATTGGCACCCCCGGCAAGGGCTTTCAGCTCGTCATCGGAGAGGTCCGCAAGTCCGGCCATTATTTAATGCCTCTGCGCTTCATTTCGGCGGCAATTTGTTCCGGGGTATATTTCGGGGCAGCCGGGGCCTTCGATGGCGCCGTGCCATCGTATTTCGCCTGCATGTCGGCGCGGCGCTGATTATACCGCTCCATATAGTCCAATTCCGGCTTGTCGAAATCTCTGTCCACCGTTTTGACACGGAGTAGCTTTTGCGTGCTCTCCGGCAGCGTGCTCAAATTTTCGTTGAGCGCCGATGCGCCTTCATTGTGGTTTTTGATCGAATTCCGGATATCCTTCATATTGTTCGTGATCGAATTCAGCACCTCGTCACGGGTGCCGTTGAGCGAAGCGCCGACAACTTCGACCGCAAATTTACGGTCGCTGTCCGACACCGCCTGTGACCCGTTGAAATTCTTGATGACATTCGCAACGCTGTCTTTCGAAGCGCGCAAGAAATCCTGATTTGTCATCAGGTCTTCGGCGAATTTCGGATTAATCAGCCCTGCGGTGCTCAAACCACGCACCACTTGGGTTGCGGTCGTCGCCCCGGTGCCGAAAATACCCTTTCCGGCCAGAACGTCTTCGCGCACCTTGGCGAGCGTGTCATACCGCTGCACCGCCGGAGCGATATTATCCTTGTAGCTCGTTTTATAGGTGTCGGCCTCCGGCTTCAAAATGCTGGCATTTAAGGTCTGCTCGCGCACGTCAGCCGGGTTTTCGGAAAGGTCCGACCGCTTGGTGACGACAAACTGGCCGGTGCGCGGATCGGTAAATCCTTCCTCGCGGAATTTATCCGTGTCACGGGTTGTCGTGGTCGGCTTTCCACCATCGGCAAATCCGGTCTGTTCGCCGCGGCCGTTATATTTCGGATATTGGATCGTGCCCGTAACCGAATTGTACTGCGGTTCGCCGATCCGTTCGCCCGCCGATCTGGCGGCCACGATCTGCCCGAACATCTGGGATTTTCCGGCCGTCGTGGGCTGTGACACGATGGCGAGCTTTTCCGCCTGTGTCAGAGATTTCGGGTCGAACCCGGCACCGGCCCCGCTCATGCGAGGCACGCCCCCAGGGGCCGCCAGGGCACCGACCGGTGCTGGCGGCATCGGGGCCGCGTCCTGCTGCCCTGTGGGTGGTACGTCCATTTCCCTACCCGGGCCAGCGGACATGACCGGAGCACCGGCAGCGGGGGCGCCAGCAGGCATTGCGGCCTGCTGTGGGTCGATGACCGGCGCAGCCTGCGCAAGGGCTTGCTGCCCCGCCTGGACGCCCTGTGCGCCGACGCTGGGGGTTGAGGCACCGCCACCGCTGTCGATGCCGAGGCCGCGCATAAGCGCCTGACTGGATGCCTGCTCTTGCTGCATTTTCTGCTGTTCCATGCGGAGTTTCGCCATTTCCAGGCGTGTCTTCGCAAAGGAATTCAGTGCGTCATCGCCCCCGCCGATCAATCCGGGGGCTTTTGACAGAATAGCTGCCCGCTGGTCATTGGACATGCGCTGCCCAGCCAAGAGGAATGTCAGGCCCATTTGCATCATGGACCGCATACCTGCTTGCCGGGCGAGCCCCTTGGGTGCACCTGTCAGCGGATCTATTTCGTTATCATCGGCCGAAGGAGACCCGAATAGGCCCTGACGCCCCGAGAACGCATCGCCGAGCCGGTCCATAATTCCGCGGTTGTCCGAGGGCGAGGACGCCCCGGGCGCTGCGGTCGTGGCGGCAGGCGGCGCACTGACAGAGCCAGTAGTGGCCGGGTCCGCGAACGCTGGGGCCTGGACCGGGGGTGTCGGGTCGCCGGCCATCGCCGACGTTGACAGGAGCTGCATCGGGTCCGCCGCGAACGGGTTCATCTGCCCGCCGCCCAGGAAACTCGCCACCATTGCCCATTACCTTCCCATCGCTCCACCCGGTGCACCGCCCTTAGCATACAGCATTTGCAAGAGCGACATGTTGGGCTTGTTCTCCTGATCTTCCTCCGGGAGGTTTTGAATTCCCGGGGCTTTTAGGGTCGGTGCCGATCCGCCACCGCCAAGAGCGCCCATCAGGCCCTTAATGCCGGACGTGAAAGCACCCGATCCGGTGAAATCTGCCATTTTGCCAGAGAAATCTTTATTGGCACCGGCCCCGGTATAATCAGCACCTTGCAAGAGCCCGAGAATACCGCCGTTGAATTTCTGATCCGGGGCAGTTGCAGTCGGCGCCGCCGTCCCACCGCCACTGTCGCCACCCATTGCATTCTGGGTAACGACCGGCGAGACAGCGTTAATCGAGCCCGAATTGTTTGAGAGCGTTGCGCCACCACCGGATCCATATTTCGTCGTTGGATCGCCAGGAAGGTCGGGACGCGCATTCTGATACATCCTCTGAATTACGCCCAATTGGCCCTGGGCATCCATGCCACCGGCACCGTTCAAGCTTTGTGCCACGGCGCTCGGTGTTTTGCCATTCAGGAGCCCGAGATAGCCAGCCTGCCCTTGCTGGTGCATTCCGTACAGATCGGCGCCGGTTGGGGCACGCCCCGTTCGGGCCTGGAACGCCGCCGCGTCGCCGGCTGCCATTTTCGCGACTGCCGCAGCCGATTTATATTCGTCCATGCGGTCTTCCATCGACAGGCCGAGTTTCTTGGCAGTGCTGTCGATGAATTGGTACGGACCCCGGGCGCTGGAATTTGGGTTGGCGAGATTTTTCCCGTTGCTGCTTTCGATAGCCCGGATCTGGGCCAAATACCCCTGCGGGAGGCCATAATTCTTTTCGAGGCCGGAGAGGTGCCCACCGAGCGGCGTTGCCGGGTCCGCGCGCACCGGCATTGCGGCCGCCGCCCCCTGCCCGAGAGCCCCGGCCATCGTCGGCGGTGCCATTCCGGACATGGCGAACGATGGGGCCCGCGACGGCCCCGCAGCCGGTGCCGGATCGCTCGGGCCGACGCTGATTTCAGGCAGCGTAACACTGGCCGGAGCGCGCCCGGGGTTTGTGCCCTGGACGCCTCCGACAGCACCGCCCCTGCCGTCGTCTTTGTAGACAATTCGCTTAGTCTGCGGATCGAGTGTGGCGCGAAGCATAATTTAATTCCCCATGAAGCCGTGCGACGCCACCATGCCATAATCGACGGCACGGACCTTTTTGCCGCCAACGTTGACCTTGTGCACCGCCCCGGGGAGCTTCTTTTCCACGTCCTGCGCCATGACACCGACGTATTTGTCATCGCCCATTTCGTTACCCATGAAGCCCTTTTTATAGCGGTATTCGTATTTATTCAAATCCGACTTTCCGACCTTGCCGACCCGCTTAATGTCCTTTTTGACATTACGGTCGGAAAACAGCATCGGCAGGATCGACATGGCACCGCCCAGGATCGACATTCCGGTATTGGAGCTGGTGCCACCCTGAGACGTGGAATTCGAAGTCGTGGTCTTGCCATACGGCGACATGCCGAGCGCGGCCAGCTTCATATTCAGGGCGTTCGTGGCGTCGGTATTTCCGAGCGTCGCGTTTTCGCGCTGTGCATCCATGAACGCCTGATTTGTGGACTGCTGTGCCTGCCCCAAATTGGCCGCGAGAAGCGACTGCGCATTTCCGGCCTGTGCCACAGACGAGCCGAGCCCCTGATAGGCACTCGCCTTTTGCAGAGCCAAATTCGAATTGAACTGGTCGGCATTCAAAGTCTGATTGGAATTATTCATTCCGATCTGGGCATTTAGCTGCCCCTTGGCAATATCGGCATTCTGGTTCATGCCCTCTTGCTGGATGCGCTGCGAATTCAGGGTCAAATCCTTGCCCTGATTGCTGGTCTGCGCCGTGAGATCGAGCGCGTTGTCAGCCTGGATCCGGTTGGCCGCGTCGGTAAATCCGGCCGAGCGCAAGCCCGCGTCGGTCTGGGCCCGGTTGCGCACGCCCTCCGATTGCAGCACCGCATTCGTGATCGCGTCGCGCGAGCCCCCATAAGCACCGCTCGCCCGGTTCTGGTCTGAATTCTTCATCAGGGACAGGGCTTCGTCGCGCCGGCTGGCCTGATCGGTCGCGTCAATCACGTTCTGGGTGTAGGGGTTCATGTAGGCATTGATATCGCGGTCCAAGAAACCCTTGGCCGTGACATTGCCGACGTTCTGCGGGGCCGACACGTCACGGGCCCCGCCCCAGAGCGCCACCGGGTTGTAGGCGACATTGCTGGCGCTCCCGATGGCCCCGAGCGCGTTCCCGAACGCCCCCTGAGACATGCCCGTGCTCTGATTGAGCCAGTCCACGGCCTGCGCCTGCAAATCGGTCTGGCCGGCGACGTTCTGCGGTGCCGTGGGTGTCAGGTTCGCCGAAGTAGTTTCCGCCTGGGCATAGTTCTTCTGCGAGGCAGCATCCACCCACGCGGGTAGCTCGACTTTCTGGATCTGGGTCGTGGTTGCGGGCTGCTGCTGGCTGTTCATCGCTCAGAGATCCTTCCGATACTTCACGGCCACCTTACGATAGCCCTGCGCTTTACTGGTCTGACGGAAATAACGCTCCCACCCGAGCCTCCCCGTCGTCTCGATGACTTGGCATTTCATTTGCCGGCCGAACGCTTCGACGGTCTCTGTCAACTGGGGCACGTCGAGAATGTCACCGGCTATGACATGGACATACAGCGTTCGGAAGCGCCCGGAAATCCCGATCTGGGTAATGGCGCACGCGTGCCCCGCTTCGTGGAATTGCATCTCCCCCGAACGCATGCACGCCAGGACGGTTTCCCAATCCTGGCGCCCCATTTCGACGGCCTTTTTCAGCCGTTCTAATTTAACCGACGCGGGCATCTGTGACCTGCAAGGCACCGTCGTCGTTGACTGTGACACGGAATGTTTTTCCACCTGGGGATTGGAGGAAGAAAAAGGGGACTGCGGTGTCTCGGGTAATGGCCTTTTGCATGAACGTGCGAATTGCGGAGACGAGTGTCCGAACGAATGTGAGCTGATCGCCCGGTTTGAATGCTTGGGCCGGATCCCCCAACTCATTAAGGGGGTCAACCGGAAGCGAATATCCTGCCCTGGGGTTTGCCATTTATCGTCTCCCTCTCGGAACTGCACGGAATACCACGCCACCCACGGCCCAGGGCCCATCGACCTGCCCGATGACACGGAAAGTAAAATCTCGCGCTGAAAACCGCGTGTCCACAAAGCCATCATCGCGGGGAATATACGTGAAGGTGGCAGTTTTTGGGCCGCCACGGGTAATTCGGGTGTCAAATTCGAAAGTGACATTTTTGGCAGCCCCGCCAGTGTCGCACTGTGCCTGAATAACGGAAAATACCGTGTCACCGTCATCAAAGGATAAAAGATCCGCCTCCACCCAGCACTGGCCGGCACGCGACCGGCCTTCGTCTAAATATCCCTGTTCGTGGGCATAAAGGTTGCCCGCGGCGTTTCCAGCCAGCGGATAATTGTCGATGGGCGAAGCCGTCATAAATGACCGCTCCAAATACCCATCGGCCCACCACCCATCATTCACGTTGTAAATGACATACCGATCATTCACGACAGGCTTTGAGGGGTCTTGCCCTTTGCTCGGGTAAAACCACCAGATTTCCGGGTAATTGCC